CACTAACGGTACCAAGTATATCAACTGTTGAAAAGAACACTTCAGAATTTCTCTGTAAATTGAGAGATGCCATGTTATTTCTCCTTAATTTTCTAGCCTATAGGCTGTGTTTAGATTAACCTCTGCTATTCCGTAAGGAGCAGCTAATCCTTCATCTGTGGTTATACTGTCTATTGTTATATCAAGTATACCTTTATCGGGATTTTCCCCTAGTTGGTGATAAATAACAAATTCAATGTCTTGGACTATATCATCTGCGAGGCTTTGGGAATTATCTTGTCCATATATGTATGCTCTTATAGTAACGTCTAATGTGGCTACCGTCAAATTTTTTGAATTAAAATCTCTATTTTCGGTTCCAGCTGATAGATAAAGTGATGGAAAATCATTTACTTCATCAAGAAATCTTATAGCTCTTTTAACATTATTAAATACATTTGTTTTATAAGTATAATTAGTACCTACTATAGCTTGGCCATCAATCTCTTTTAGTTTATCTACTAAAAGATCTATAATTTCTTTTCTTCTAGAAGCCACTATACAGCCCTCACTATATTAAACTGACGACTGTATAAAGAAGTAACTACTTGTCTAATACTAGTAATAACTTGAGAGTCTGGAGTATAACCATAGTCTTCAAGAGATCTGTATAAAGGATTAAATGCATATTTCATTAAACCTCTTTTATAGTTTGGAAAAACTTGAACACTTGATACAAATCTACCTGATCTATATTTTAATTGTGGAGGATCAGGATTTCCTACTTTATCCATAGTAGCTTCTAGTCTTTTTTGTACTAAAGCACTTAATTGTACTCCCGATATAAATGCTTGACGAGCTGATCCTATAGTTTTTTGTTTTTTTGGTTTTTTAGCTTTTACAATACCACTAGCTATACGAGCAGATCCTTTAATATATTCCATAGCATAGGTAAGATTTTTATCTTTTAAAAACTTTTGTAATTCTGCTTGAGTTGATCCATGAGGTAACATACTTACCTCACTTAGAGCTTGTAAAATAGTTTTTCCTAAACCACCTTCTAAAGCTTTTATGGTTACTTGACTCATGTCATTTAGTGCTTTATTAATAATTGATTGTTTAAAGTATAGATTTAATTTTATTTGCCCATCACCTATATCTTTTACAGATATTACCATTTTTTTAGCTAGTACACACTTTCGTATTTCAGGCCAACTAAATCTAATAGTTCTATTTTCTAGTCTACCATTAAATTGTACGGGTATATCAATAGCACTAGCTTTTAATGCTAAGCCTTTTTTAATAATTTTAGCTGCCTCACCTTTACCATCTAGTATTTTTAATAGTTTTACAGGATCTCCTTTAGCTGCTTTTAATTGTCCAATAAATCTAGAAGTAGGAGTCATTTGAGAAGTAGCATTTTCTCCAAAAGCATCAAAGTTAAATCCTGTAGATAAGTCTTGTTGTCCTGGTGATAGGATAATTCCTGATCCACCTGCTAAACTTACTTGTTTATCTCTAAATACTTTACCTGCATTTCTACCTTGAGTAACTTCTCTAGTGCTTACTAATTTTTGTTCTCTAGCTTCAAATACTCCTGTGCCTTCGCCTCTTTCATTTCTTAGTTCTATATAAAAATCAGGATAAAATCCTCCTTTACCTGCGCTTATTTGGCCACCTCCAAGTTCTTTAACTATAGCAGCTTCTATCTGGCTATTAAGTCTACCTGCTAAAGAAGTTAATACACCTTTATACTTTGAATCTACTCTGGAAGCGCTATACAGTTGTTGAGAAATTTTAAGAGCTTTAGATAGTGCCATACCATCATTAGAAGCTACTTTAATACCTGGACCTGTTACTTGAGAAGTAACTTTTGTGTGCTGTCTAAGAGCCATTACTCAATAATCCTATATAAATCTAATATACGTTTGATATGTGGAGGAAAACTTGCAGCTAGTGGGTATTTTTCACCACGCTCACCTTCAAGAGAGAATCCTTTTTTCTCTTGATCTTGTTTATAAATTAATTTAACAGTATCTAGCACTGCCATTTTAATATCTGACGGTACATCAGCAGTTTCATAGCCACCACGATACTCAACTCTAACAGCAGCAGGAAAAGGAGCAAAAGAAGGGGGACCACTTAAAGTCATAGCTGGATAAGAACTACGTACTACAGGATAAGTTCCTCTAGTTGATAAATTACCAGTGTCTTTTGTAATCTCTCCAACATCTTTATTAAAACTATATTCACTGTAAGCATTATATGCATCTGTTACTTGAGTAGCCTTATTAGGGCCATCAAAGTGAAAAAGACTAATAGTGTCATTATCAGTAGAGAGTCTATGAGTAGAAGGAGTAAAAGCTGATTTATATCTAGCACTGTCTGATATTCTTAATTCGTCCATATAGCCTACAAGTCCCTCACCTACTAACACATTACTAGTAAAACTATTATTACTAGCGGCAAAAGCAACATTTTGTATTAAATTACCATTTCTAAATAATCGCATTCTTTGTGCTTGATTGTCAAAAGAGGCTGCTACGTGCATAAATTCTCTTGGAGCATAATTAGAAGTAGTTCTACCAGTCTCAGGATCGCCTAGTGCTGTAATACTTGAACCACCTCTTCTAGAGGTAATACTTAGTGCATTAGCTGCCGCAAATTTAAGCTGTAAGTAGTTAGTAGAATCTTCGTATATAGTAAATATATTATTATCACCTATACCAGTAGTATCTTGTCTAACATACGCCTCTATAGTAAAATCTCCGTCTTCAAACTGTAAAGTGTCAGGAACAGTAGCTGCTTCTAAGTTATCTGCTGCTGCTACGAATTGTACAGAAGATTTACCAAAACGTTTTACTCTAGTATTTACATGAGCTTGACCATTAAAAGATATTGTTAAAGATTCTCCATCTGTAGTTACAGGTCTACCAATAGAAGTAGGATCATTTAGTATTACATCTTCTGTGCCATCATATTCAGAAACTAAGTACACATTATTTAAAGGTAGTCTAGACGTCATGACAGAAGGAGTACCTCCATCAAAAATTTCTACATAATCATTAGCTAATATTTCTTGACCTATATAGTGCTCTACCATACCTGTAGCGTAGGTAATAGCATTTGTTATACGAGTATCTTGTGTATCGCTAGATATAGATAAGTAATTCTTAACGTCAGCTAAAGTGACAAACGGATACTTACCTAGATTTTGTTGTAGTCTGTCTACCATAATGTGTCCTTTCTAGTTTATAACTAGTTATACTTTTTTAACAGGGGCTTTTGTAACTTTTTTAGCAGGTGCTACTGCTACTTTAGTTTGTTTTTTCTCTTCTAAAGTTTTGGGAGTCCCTAATATAGATTCAGGGAGAGGTATTCCTTCATCCCATTTAGCTGCTAATAATTGTGCTTCATAATCACCATAACCATGTCTGTGTAAATACTTAACAGCTTCTTCTTTTGTACTAATAAAATCAGGAATTACTGATATATCCATTATTCTTTCCTCTTTAAACATAGAAGGGGAGGCTGTCCGCCTCCCCCAATTTTAGTATAGCAATGTTAGTTCAAATTATTGTGTACGAACATTAGCTGCGTAAGCATACTTAGTTGCGTCAAGAGCAGCAGAAGCATTAGTAGTAAGTGCTTTAAAGTCAAAACGAGTTGACATATACATAGCAGTTACTTGCTGACGTGGTTCATATTCAGATTCAATCTCAATACCGCGGCGTTCTGCAATCATAAAGCCAGGCTTATAGATCATAGTACCGATAATACCTTGAGCTGCACCAGCAGTTTCGTCCAAGAACTCAGTAATGGCAATTGGAATACCAAATACTGCACCGACCGAACCTGTAAGGAACGTAGCGTTAGGACCAAAACTGTCAACAGTTTTAAAGTCTGCACTTGCTACGAGAGAGTTATAACCCTCAACAGTTGTGAGATATACAAGATCGTTACCAAGTTGCAATCCATACTTACCTAGAAGGGTACGTGCGGAAGCAATAGAAGCAGCAGTAGCAGCAGTAGCACCACCGGTGTCATGGTTAAGACCACCAATATCGTTAGCAAGCTGGGATACACCTTTAATTACAGAGGCCATACCAGTCTTACGTGTAACAGCTGCGGAAGGAGCTTGATTAAAGCCACCAAGAGCACCAGTACCACGAAGAATTGATTTATCAATTGAACGTGCAA